GTAAATACTCTTGCTGATCCTCTAGGAGCAGTAGCAATTCTTCCCCAACTATACTCACCAAAGAACTCACTATGTCCCAATCCAGCCAATCCATTATAATCTTGAACACTAACTGTAACTTGTGCAACATAAGTCAATCCAATTCCTATACCCATAGTTTGAGCAATAGAAACATTAGCAACTTCATATACATTATCTAAGAAGGAAGTTCCTATACCTACCACAGTTCCATCTTGATATAAAGAGGTAACTGAAGCACCTACATTAGAATTAAATACTGTAAAGTAATATCCAGTTGCAATTCCACTTACAGTAATAGCAGTTCCTACTGTAGCAGCATTTCTGAATAGTGATTCTTTTGGAAGTAATAGATCAAATACAATACCAGTAGATGCTACACCAACAGATGTTGTAGAAATACCAGATATAATACCAAAATCACCTGAATATGATACACTCTCAATAGTTTCAATAGAAGTAATTGATTTTGGTTCACCTATCAAAACTGCAGGAGCAGCAGTGCTAGTATATGCAAATCCACTAGTTGTTCCTCCATAAGAAACTGTAATAGCATTCACAGTTCCAACACCACTTATTGTAGCAGTTGCTCTAGCACCTTGAGAAGTGGTCAAACCTATAGGAGTAACAATAGAAACACTTGGAGCTATAGTATATCCTACACCAGGGTTAGTAATATCAAATGATGTAACTGTTCCTGCAGCAGAAACAAAGGCAGTAGCAGATGCTCCAACTAAACTATCTTGAGAAATAATCCTAATATCACTTTGCCCAGTATAATTTTCTTTTGAATTGTCAAAGAAAGTTCTTATATTAGAAACAAAAATGACAGTAGATCCAACACCAACAGATTGAATAATATTTGTATTAGGATATATCAATGGTTCATAATGAGGTCTATCTTTAGTAACTGCAACACCATCTATAAATTTATCCTGAGTTTGTCTAGACCAGTTAACAGATCTTAGGAATGTTTCATTAGTAGTAATTCCTGGACCAGCATAAGGATTTGTATTAACACTATCTGAAGAATTTATAATAGTTACTGTTCTATTATTTTCTTCTAAACTAATAGATTGATCATATAACTTCAATTCATCACCCACCTTAACTGTTTCTAAAATATCAACATTAGCAACGTCAACAGATCCAGTTCCCCTATAGAATAAGATCTTACAAGTATCACCTTCCTTTGGTGCTTCTTTAAATGTAATGAAACTACCACCTTTAAATTCATATCCAACATCAGGTTCTTGAAGAATATCATTAATGAATACTAATAAAAGAACTTCAACATCTATATTAGAACCAGGTTTAGATTGAATTGTTTGCTGTACTCCATTTAGATTTAATGCAAATGAAGTTGTTTTACCATCAAATGAAGAATCTAGAGGATCTAAAACTTGGAAGTCTCCAACAGTCCATCCAGCAAAACTATCACTTACAGTTTCATTGATTGTAAGTTGGAATTCTCTAAATTCATCAGCACCTGCAGTTGGTATACCAACAGTACCACCAACACCTACTGTTAACTTTTGAGTTTCACCATAACCATATCCTTGATTGATAATTTCAAAATCAATTACACTACCACCCAAACCAACAACCACATTAGCTCTTGCTTCTGATCCCACTCCAGATTGATTTGAAGGGTAGAATAAAGGCATATTGCTATAAGATAATGGCTCATCTATAACAACAGTAGGAGGATTAGTTGAGGTATAACCAGTACCAGGATTAGTAATAGCAATACTTACAATATTACCACCACTAATAGCAGCAGTACCAATAAATTCAATATTAGGTGCTCCTGTGCTTAGTGTCTGAACCCCTACATTAACAATTGTCTGAATACCAGTTCTATACCCAGATCCACTATTTCCTATGCTTATAGAACTAATAGTACCTAATCCAGAAACAACAGCAGTACCACCTGCAGCAACTAATGGTTGATATCCCAAACCTTCAGTAGAACCAACAGAAACAATAATACCTCCTAACGGTACATTAGAACTATTAGGATCTGATGTCACTGAAGATATAGATCCAGTAAATTGTACACTAGTAATTCCTGTAGCACCTTCAATAAGAGTATAATCTCCTGGAACAGCTACACCACCAGTATACCTTTGTGGTCCTTGAGGAACCTGATTGACTAATATAAGAGCATTGTTTGTAGAAAATCCTGCAACATCGCTACCATCAGATCTAAGAGTAAACTCAGTAGTCAATCCAGTAAAATTACCAGAAATATCATCAAAGATATAATTACCAGCATAAGGTTCATCAGAACTACCAGTAATACCAGATCTCATAAATGCCCTTGCATTAAAGGTTGAGTGAGTAGCTATACCAACCCAATCCCTTTCGTCTGGTTCATTTGTAGTAGTTGATAGTGGTATCAATCCAACAGGAGCAGTATAGAAGTTAACAGTACTATCTACAATATTATAACTTCCTTCTACCTTAGTAATTAAAGTACCATCACTATGTAATGTTGATTGTGTTCCCATCCAAGGTCTAGTTACTAATAGAACGTTGGTAGCACCCAATCCAACAGAATCTACCTTCATAATCTCATCACCAATCTTCAACATATCACCACCAGTGATAGATGTAATACCAGATAATTTAATCTTATCTGTAGTAGCAGATACATCAGCAGTAATAGTAGTAGTTACAGCAGTAGCAACTATTGGTGATTGAATTACATTATCAATACTTAATATACATCTTGAATTTTGCTTCTTAGAAGTAAAGGAATGAGAAGTTCCAACACCAACAGCAGTTATATCCAAATAGGTAGGTGTAGTCTTTAATGCATTCTCAGCAGAAGTAGCAAGTCTAAGTGTAGTATCATCTACCTTAACAGCATAAACTGTAGAAGGCAT